CGACGAACTAGAGACCGATCAATTTAAATGGTTTAAGGAATATCATAAAGAGAATCCGCAAATCTATGAGTACTTTAAGAGGTATACTTTTAAGTCAATAGAGCGCGGGTTTAAGAACTTATCCGCCGAGTTTATTTTTAATATTATTCGTTGGGAAACTCCGGTAAAAGCAAACGGAGACGACTTTAAGGTTAACAATAACGCCAAGCCTTTTTACTCCCGCTTATTTATGAAGGAGTACCCCCAATACGAGGGATTCTTTAGAAAAAGATCGAGTAAGGCCGACGAAGTTTATATTTAATTACTATATTTGTTTACGAGTGTTGCAGACTCTTTTAAAACTTCTTGGCCCAAGGTGGCGTAGGTACTGCAACGACCTACAAAACTGCGGGCTATTTTTATTATGGCAATATTTAGAAAAGTTCACGTCTCTTTTTGGAGGGACGAATTTATCGAGGGACTAACGCCGGAGCAGAAGTACTTTTACTTATACCTGCTAACCAACGATAGGACTACCCAATGCGGGATCTACGAAATAACGATCCGACAAATGTGTTTTGATACAGGTTATAACGACGAAACAATTAAGAAGCTATTAGAATACTTTATAAGCAAAGGGCGGTTAATGTACTCCGAGTCTACAAAAGAAATCGCTTTAAAGAATTGGTCCAAGTATAACGACTCAAATAGTCCGAAGGTTAGGGCTTGTATCGATAAGGAGTTAATTAAGGTAAAAAATAGAGTATTGATAGAGTATCTATACAGTATCGATACACATACGCAAGAAGAAGAAGAACAAGAAGAAGAAAAAGAAGAAGAACAATACATAAACATAGATTTTGAGTTTTTTTGGATAGAGTACGACAAAAAGGTAGGGGATAAGCAAAAGTTAATAAAAAAATGGAATAATTTAACGGATGCCGAGCGCGAAAAAATAATGGAGTACTTACCTTCATATAAGCAGTCGGTTCCGGATAAGCAGTTCCGCAAAAACCCCGAAACATTTTTTAATAATAAATCTTGGAATGATGAAATCGTTAGCAGAATTAGTACCGCAAACAGTAAGCAATCTTACGCCGAGCGTGAGTTCGAGAAGCTTAAAAACCTATGATCTACTAGAGAAGCACGAACTAAAAGTAGTCGACGCCTTAGAAACTATGGCTATAGGTAGATGCTCTAGGATAGAAGTTAAAGAACACTTAAAGACTTGCTTACATTTTAGCGGATGCACTATCCCAACGCCGGAAGAGTTCGACTTTATGGTAAATTTTATAATAGATAACTATAAAAGATTTTGCCTAAAGGAGTTAGGCTGCGCCTTTGAGTTATACGCTTTAAATAAACTAGACGTAGACAAATCGATCAAGTTTACTCCTAAATTTGTGGGGGAAGTATTAAGCGCCTACGAAAAGATAAGCGTTAAGGTCCGTAAAAGTATCGTAGTAATAGAGCCGGAGCCTCCGGTTATTGAAATAAGCGACGACGAAATATTAGACTATGTTACCGAGTATTGGAATACTTCTACTCGTAGGAATTACGTTTTACTTAACGAAAAGGCCTTCGATATTCTTTGGAAAAGAAAGTTAATTAATTCGACTAACTTAGACAAGGTAACCGCAGAAGCTATAAAAAATAAAATTATAGGTATGTTATCCGCTTCTAATAATAAGCTAGATAAGGAAAACCTACAAAAGGATCATTTTATTAAAACACAATGTAAGAAGTACGCCCTAATGCTATATTTAAACGGCGAACTATAAACTAATACCGCCTCGAGAAATTAAATATTTTTAACAAGATAGTAATTACGGGAACTCGGGGCGGTTACTTTAAACTTAAAATATGTTCAAGAAATACACTTTATTACTAATTGAAAGCAGGGCTACAGGCGAAGAAATAGAGGTTAGCTTTATAGCAGAATATTTAGGGACTTCTAACGTTTCTTACCTAGAGAAGAATCACGCTATTACTAAACTTTTAGTAATACCTAGCTTAGGACCAAATAAAGGGAAAATTATATCCATTACTCCCGATCAAATAATCAAAATAATAGAAGAATGAAACAGTTAACTTTTGTTTATGAGTTAGTAAAGTTTATACTTATTTCGGTTCCTTTAGCCTGCCTAATTTATCTAACCGCGTCTACCTACTTCGAGGTAAAAAGAATTTTATATAAGAATAAGTTATAATTTTACGAATGACATTAAAGCCGTTACCGAAACTACTAGAGCAGACTCAAAAGGTTTTTAACGCTTATATTCGAAATAGGGACCAAGGGAAGGCCTGCATATCTTGCGGATCTAACCAAGCTAACCAAGCCGGACACTACTTCCCCGTTAAGGGATTTTCGGTCCTCCGGTTTAACGAGTATAACGTTAACTTACAATGCGCCGCCTGCAATATGTATAAACACGGTAACCAAGCTATGTATAGAATAGGCTTAGTTCAAAGGATCGGGGAAGAGCAAGTAGTTAACCTAGAACGAATCGCAGTTAACGAAATGGTTAAGAAATGGACTAGGCCCGAACTTTACGAACTAATAAACACTTATAAAAATGGCAAAAGCGACTAACTCGGGTAAAGTAAACTTCGGACGCCGTAAAGGCGGTAAGGCTACAAAAACAAAAGGACCAAAACAAAAACCGACCAAGCCTTACAAAGGGCAGGGAAAATAAAAGTTATGACTCCAAAAGAAAAAGCAATAGAAATAGTAGATAGTTATTTTACAATAATTGACGGCCTCGTTGAGTTTAAATTAGTTAAAGAATGCGCATTAATAGCAGTACAAGAATTAATAAACTTTTCGAGTAATCAATCCTTATCTATAGATTTTGATAGCGATTATTACTGCGATTATGATTTTTTTATAGATGTTAAAAAAGAAATAGAAGCACTATGAGGATAGAAGAAATAAGACCTAACCCGTCTAACCCCCGCTACATTAAGGACGATAAGTTCAAGAAGCTAGTAGACTCTATTAAGGCCTTCCCCCAAATGCTAGAGTTAAGACCGCTAGTTATCGACGAAAATAATATCGTCCTAGGTGGCAATATGCGTCTTAGGGCCTGTATCGAAGCAGGCCTTACGGACGTACCTGTAACCCAAGTAATGAATTTTACTAAGGAGCAAAAGGAGGAATTTATTATAAAGGATAACTCTTCTTATGGCGCTTGGGATTGGGACGTCTTAGCTAACGAATGGTCCGATATGCCGCTCGAAGATTGGGGGCTAGACCTTCCTACAATGAACCGAGAAGAGGAGCCGAAAACCGAGAAGGATAATAGCAAAGGAGCAAAGGAATGTCCTAACTGCGGATTTAATCTTTAACTTTGTAATATGGCAAATACTGACATACTAAAAAAGGCAATGATAGAGGCGCTAGAGAAAAGCCTCGGAATCGTAACTACGGCCTGTAAAATGGTCGATATATCTAGGGAGACTCATTACAGGTGGCTAAGAGAAGACGAGGCCTACAAAGAGTCCGTAGAGGCTATAGCGGACCTTACTCTAGATTTCGTAGAAAGCCAACTGCATAAACAAATACAAAAGGGCGAAGTTACTTCGACGATCTTCTACCTTAAGACCAAGGGTAAGAAGCGCGGATTCATAGAGAAGCAAGAAATAGAACACTCCGGCAATATGCAAGTAAATTGGGTAGAGGAGAAAACTTATGAGCCTAAAACAGGTTCTTTATAAACTTATGAAGCTAACAATAAAGCAAACGATAGCTTTAGATTATTTAGAGGACGATATTACTAGGGAGTTACTGTTCGGTGGCGGAGCCGGCGGAGGTAAGACGGCGCTAGGGTGTTACTTTCAAATTAAGCGCAGACTTAAGTATCCCGAAAGTAGAGGACTAATAGGAAGAGCGGTCCTTAAAACGCTAAAGGAGACTACCTTAGTTTCTTTTTTTCAAGTGGCCAAAATGCAGGGGCTTTATGCCGGCCAACACTACCGCTATAACGCCCAATCTAGCCAAATAGATTTTTTTAACGGATCGGTTATCCTGCTTAAGGATCTATTCCAATATCCAAGCGATCCCAACTTCGACGAATTAGGTTCCCTAGAAATTACCGACGCCTTTATAGACGAGGCTAACCAATGTACCGACAAAGCTAGGAACGTAGTTAAGTCGCGTATTAGATTTATGCTAGACGATTACGGCCTAATACCTAAGAGTCTTTATACCTGTAACCCCGCTAAGAATTGGACCTATTCGGACTTTTATAAGCCGGATCGAGACAACGTATTAGATCCCGATAAAAAGTTCGTTCAATCCCTAGTAGACGATAACATTAACGTTTCAAAGTATTACAAAGAGAATTTATTAACTTTAGATAAAGAAAGTAAAGAGCGTCTTTTATTTGGTAATTGGGAATATCTTAGCGATCCTTCAAGTTTGATAGAATATGACAAAATTATTAACTGCTTTAGTAACTCCTTTATTCCTAGTGGCGATCCTTTTATTACTTGCGACGTTGCTCGTTTCGGTAATGACAGTACAGTTATTGGCGTTTGGTTTGGGTTCCGTGTTAAGATTTTTCGCTATGCTAAGAAATCAATAGTAGAAGTAGCGGACATAATCAAAAGCTTAATGTTAGAATACAAGGTCCCGTTATCTAACGTAGTGGTCGACGAGGACGGCGTGGGAGGGGGTGCGGTCGATATACTTAAGTGCAAAGGATTCGTAAATAATTCTAGCCCTTTAAATAATCCTGTTACTCACGAAAAGGATAACTTCGATAACCTTAAAAGCCAATGTTATTTTAAATTAGCTGAAAAGGTAAATAACGACGAACTTTACATACAATGCGACGATACACATAGGCAGCTAATAATAGAGGAGCTAGAACAGGTTAAGCAGAAGTCGGTAGATAACGACGGGAAAAAGGGAATAATACCGAAGGACCGAGTTAAGCAATTAATAGGCAGGTCCCCCGATTTCTCGGATATGCTAGCTATGCGAATGTTCTTCGAGTTTAAGCCTAAATTTGTGGTCGGAGTTTGGTAATTAAAAAATGTTAACTTTGAACAAATATTAATAATATGGGTTTATTAGATTTTTTCTCTAGTAAGAAGAAAGTAAACACTCTAAATCCTATTCTGCCTACGGCTTCGCAGGTGGCAATACAAAAGGGGATCGTTACTTGGCAGGGTGCAAATTCGCAGGAATACGTTAGACTTGGTTATCAAAGTAACGATATAGTCTACTCTATCATTAAGTTAATTACTGATAAGGCTAAACTAGCGCCGCCACACGTTTACAAAGAAGTAGACGCAGTAGCAGCTAAAAGGTTCAAGTCTTTAATGAAGCAGCCCGACAAAATCACTAATTGGAAGGAAGTAAAAGAACTACATAGAAAAGCGTTTGAAATATATACCGGCGATTCAAGACTAGAAGAGTTAATTAAATACCCTAACGAAGAGGACTGTTGGAGCGACTTCGTAGAAGAGTGGATCGGGTTTAAGCTTATAACAGGTAACGCCTTTATTTGGGCTAAAATGATCGAGGGCGGAAATAACAAGGGTAAGCCTTACCAATTAATCCCGCTTCCTTCTCAATATATGGCGGTAATTGCAGACGTAGAGTTATTCCCTCCTATTAAGGTGGGCTACCAATTATTCTACGGTAAGCTATGGAATTTTGATCCTAAAGAAATCCTACAGGATAAGTACTTTAATCCGGCTTGGAATGTAACCGGTAACCAACTATACGGCCAATCGCCTTTAATGGCTGCGGCTAGAAACTTAACTAGATCCAACGAAGCTAAGACGGCGGCGGTAGCTTCCTTTCAAAATGGAGGACCTGCAGGCGTTTTATTTATGAAGGATCAAAGATTCGATCCAACTAGCGGACAGGCGCAGGCCCAAGCGTTAAAGACTGCAGTATCGCAAAAAGCGGGCGCAGAAAACTTTAACTCTATCGCGGTTTCTGCTTATGAAGTAGACTATAAAACAATCGGTTTAAGCCCTGTCGAGTTAGATATTATCGAGTCCGAAAAGTGGGATATGAAGGCGCTATGTAATATCTACGGCGTACCTTCTCAATTATTAAACGACGCGGATAATAAGACTTACAATAACCAAATAGAAGGCGAAAAAGCCTTAACGCTTCGTTGCGCTATTCCTTTATTGGATGCGCTTTACGATAACTTAAATAGAAAATTGCACTCCGATTGGGGTTATAAAGGGACTAATATTTATATCGGTTACGATATACAAGTATACCAAGAACTAGAAGCTAATAAGTTAGATCAAACTACTTGGTTAGATAAAGCTTGGTGGATTCCTCCTGCGCAGAAATTAGAAATTATGGGTATTAAAGCGCCGGATTATATCGACAAAGAAGATTTAGAAAAACTATATATCCCTTCAAACTTGCAGCCTGTAGACGATTTCCAACCTTTGCAATTACCTAACGACGAAAACTTATAGTAATGATAGACTATAACAATATTTTAGATTCTATTTTCGATCTGCAGGTAGATTTAAAAAAGGATCTATCGGAAATAATAGACGAAGTTTATAAAAAATATAACGATACGGTTAATATGTCTTACTCCGAGTTAAAGGCTTGGAGCGAAACGGATTGCTCTAAGAAAGCTTCGCTAGATAGAGGACCGATAAATAGGAACTTAAACTTACTTAGTAAGAAAAAAGCGGATTGGGGAGCGAACGAGGTTAAGTCTGCAAATAGGACAATTAGTTTCGTTAGCCGTATGAAAAATATGGAGCAGGGCGAACCTGTATCTAAAGACTGTCCTTCTAAGAGGGATATTTCGTTAAAGAATTGGGCTTATAATCCAAATAAATAAACTACTTATGGAAAACCGTTTCGACAAATTATTAAACTCTTTAGAAGAGTTAAAGCAAGAAATTAAGAAGACTACAGGTATAAATAAAGGAGGCTTAACTTATGCTATGGGCTTATTAGCCGACGGTAAAGTAAGTAAGCCTAGTTCTTGGAATCCCCCAAGCGCAGAAGAGGAGAACGCTTTTATTGAAGCGGAAGGGATGCCGGCTTTTGGTAAGTGGCACCTAGGAGTAGACGGTAACGTAGATCCAAGTTTAAAGGGCCATTGGACCTATATCTATACTAGCGACTTTAAAACAGTAGATCGCGCAGCTTTAATAGCAGTAAGACAAAGAGCAGGACAAAATAAAGAAACTGCAATCTTTGAGGCTGCAGGTAAAATACTAGAAAAATTAGACGCCTAAAATGATTTGGCAAGACTATAAAAAGCTTTATTGGAACGCCTTAAAACAATATTCCCCAACGTTTAAAAAGGAGTTGCAGCGTCAAGTAGATACCTACTGCGATACGTTAGACTTTAACGCTATTAGTCCGGAAGCGATTAAGAAGACGATAAAGAAACTCCATATAGCAATGGGTTCTAAAATGGCTGCTATTTCCTATAACGACGTAAAGAAAGGAACTAAGTCCGGCCAAGGTCCTTTAGAAATAAAGTCCGCCTTAGTGGATCTATGGTCTTACACTATCTTAACCTATCTAGAGTTAAAAGGCCTAGAAGAGTTAGCCGAAGAAATAACGGACACTACAAAAGAGCAAATAAGAAGATACTTACTTAGAGCGCAGCAAAATAATTTAACTATCCCCCAAACGGTAGCCCTGCTTAGAGAAGCGGGAATAACTGACTTTAGAGCCGAGTTAATAGCTAGGACCGAAACAGGCCGAGCCGCTAACGTCGGTTCTATCGTTGGAGCCGTATCTACGGGGTTAGTTAGCGTTAAAGAATGGATCGCAACTAAAGATAACAGGACAAGACGAATCCCTAGGGATCAAACGGATCATTTAAATATGGACGGAGTACAGGTTCCTTTAGATGCAACCTTCGAAGTAATGGGTAAAGGTTATATCGATTTAATGAATCACCCCTGCGACTCTACGGCTACTGCGGCTAACGTTTGCAACTGTAGATGTACGCTAGGATATGAAGCACAAAGAGACAATAACGGGCAATTAAAAACCTTAACTAATTACCCTCCGCAAGGGGAAGTAGGCCGTATATGGAATATAATTAGGGACAATTCCGGAAGAGAAGTTAGGACTTTAGTAAGGCAGGCTTTACAATAAAAAAAAATGTATAACTTTGAAATAATATTAAACTATTAATATGAAAAAAGAATTCCAACATAAAGACATTTTTAACCTCGATATGGGGCCGGATAATATCTTAGACGTAGACAACGAAACGCGAAGAGTTAAAGCAGTTTGGGCTAGATGCGGTAACGTGGATCTAGATAACGACGTAATAGTACCGGAAGCGTTTACTAAGACAATTAAAGAGCGCGGACCAAAAGGTAAAAATCTTATTTGGTCTTTAGTAGATCACGAAGCAGAAATGGAAATGGCAATAGGTAAGCCGGAAGAACTATATATCGAAAACGATATGTTAATCGCGATAACTCCTATCGTAATGACCGAGACCGGAGAAAACATTATGAAAATGTACGACGCGGGCTTAATTAACCAACACTCTATCGGGTTCGCTACAATTAATAGCGACGTAGATAAGAACGGGGTTAGAACTATTAGAGAATTAAAACTCTACGAAGGATCTGCGGTTTTATGGGCTGCAAATCCGGAGACTCCAACTTTAGCGGTTAAGTCCGAATTAAAGAAGGAAAACTTACAGGACCGACTAGGTAAATTATTGAAGGCGTTTAAAGGTGGCCGTTTTACGGACGAAACGTTTTCTTTAATTGAAATAGAAATAAAGAGAATCCAAGCTGAATTAATGGAAATCGAAGTAGTTAAAGAATTCACTCTACCCGCGCAAGCAGTCGAGCCGATTAACGAAGAGAAGGAAGTTAAAGAAGACGAGGTATTACTTAAAAAATTAACCGAATTAAATAACCTTTTTAAATCCTAAAACAAATGGAAATCGAAAAGCAATTAGGCGAAATCGCCGAAAACGTTAAAGGTCTTAAGACTGATAGCGCAGCACAAATCGACGAATTAAAGTCGAACATTAAAGTAACTCGCGACGAAATGCAAAATCAAATCGACGGGTTATATGCTAACCAAAAGAAAGCAGAAAAGAAAACTGTAAAGTCTTTAGACGAGGCTATTATGGAGAAATTGGACGGTAAAATGCAAGAGTTCGAGTCTTCTTTGAAGTCTTCTAGCGGTTCTTATAGAATCGACTTAAGCGACATTAAGACAATGACTTTAAGCGGTAACTTAACAGGCGATCCTGTAGCTACTTACGCTCCTAACCAAGCTATCTTCCCTTCTCAAAAAGTTAACTTTAGAGACTTAGTTCCTACTGTAAGAAGTACTACAGGTCTTTACGTTTACTACCAAGAGAACGCAGGCGAAACTAATAATATTGGTAAGCAAACGGAAGGTAACGACAAAGGCGAAAATAACTACGATTTAACTGAAACTAAGATCGTTACTAACTATATCGCGGGCTTCTCTACTTTCTCTAAGCAAATGTCTAAGAGTTTGCCTTTCATTAGCCAAACTTTACCTAGATTATTACAAAGAGACTTCTTTAAGAAGGAGAACGCTTTATTCTTTGCTACAGTAAGCGCAGCCGCTACAGGTTCTACAACTACTGCGGAGACTAACGACTTGTTACAATTAATCGATTATATCGGTAACCAAAAGGCTGCTAACTATAACTCTTCTTATGTTTTAGTAAGTGAGGCGCAAATGGGTAAATTATTGAAAGCTACTGTTACTGCAGGTTACTACGCAGGTAACGGATCGGTAGTAGTTAATCCTAACGGCGGTATGACTATTTGGGGAACTCCTGTATTGTCTGCTTCTTGGGTAACTAACGATAAGGCTTTAGTAATCGATAGCGACTATATCGAGCGCGTAGAGACTGAATCTTTAGCGATTGAATTCTCTTACGAGAACGGTACTAACTTCCAAAAGAACTTAATTACTGCTCGTATTGAGTGTATGGAAGAAATCAACTTAATGTTGAACTCTTCTGCGATCTACGCTTCAATCAATGCGTAATTGATTTGGTGGTAAATAAGCAATAAATTAGGGGGTAGTCTAAAAGCTACTCCCTTTTTTTGTTATTAAATAAATCCGTTAAATTTGTAAAAAAGAGGTTATGTATAATTATACGATAGATCATACTTTAGCTTACGACGGAGAAATCGTAGAGCCGGTAACAGTAGAAGAGGCTAAGTTATATTGCCGCGTTACTAACGACGTAGAAGACGGCCTATTCGAGGACTTAATTACACAATCTAGAGAAGCTATCGAAAAGGCTACGGGCCTAAGCTTGGTCCCTAAGATTGCTATAGTTTGGTTTTCTAACTTGGCGGGGATGTATCAATTCCAATTTGGACCGGTACAAGAAATAACGGAAATATTAGACGCAGAAGGAAACGAAATCGCTCCGGCGCATTATAAAATAATTGGAGGGCAGTACCCAATGATCCAACGTCCTTTTTGGACGGATCTTAAAGCTACTTATAGCTGCGGGTTTCCCGAAGGAGAACTTCCTAAAGAACTTAAAATAGCTATGTTAGACCAAATTAACTACGGCTACGAAAATAGAGGAATGGACGTCGACGATATGGGCGTATGCGAAAAGACTTGGAGGGTTTGCCAACGTTGGACTAGAACTAGCCCTATATTATAATTAACTTAACTTTAACAAATGAGAATCGGACTACATAAAGATAATTACGTCGACGCTAATTCAATGACTAGAATAGTAAATCTTTATGCGCCTACAAGAACAAGCGACGGCGAAGGAGGCTATACGACTACGTTTGCTTTAACTCAAACAGTATGGGGCGATTTTAGGCCTCAAACGCAAAATAGAGCGCTTTTAGAGTTAGAACTAAGCTTTACTAGGTTTGCTAAGTTATTTATTCGTTACGACGCTACAATTAGCGATAATTACCAAATAGAAGTAGAAGGCCAACGTTATACTATACACTCAATAAAGGACGTAGATAATGCTAGGCGATTTTGGGAAATATTAATGTACTACTAATATGGCGGACCGTATAACTTTTAGCATAAACGGGATAGACCAACTTTCTAAGCGTCTTAAAGATATGGACCAAAAGGTTAAAGACTCTTTGGCTATGGAATTAAGAGAATCCGCTATGAAGATCCAAAAGGATGCTAAAAGAAACGCTCCTGTAGATATGGGTACCTTAAGGAATTCTATCTATATGGATTACGATTACCAAAAGAATAAACTTACTTATAGTATTGGCGCTTCTGCTAGTTACGCTCCTTATATTGAATTCGGAACCGGAGGAAGCGTTAAGGTAGATCCTAAATATACTAGCTATGCAGCTACTTTTAAGGGCAAAGGAAAAGGAGGAACTTTAGACGAATTTATGCTAGCCTTAATGGATTGGGTAAAACGTAAAGGAATAACGGGAACTTATAGCGTAAAGACGCAAAGAAGAACAGGAAGTAGAGGTAGCAGAATGAGCGAAGACTTCGACGTAGCTTTTGCGATTATGCTAAAGATATTAAAGAAGGGAATTAACCCGCAGCCGTTTTTACTTCCGGCTTATGAAGCAGAAAAGGTTAACTTAGTAAAGAAAATTAAACAAGCGATAAAAGATGCTAAACCCTAATATAGAAATAAAGAAATGGTTTTTTACTAACCTAGAAAGCGCTACTAACCTAGACGTTTACGACGGTATAGCGCCCGAAGGAGCAGGTAACGAATACATAGTTTTAACAGGTCGCGCAGGATCGCAGGACCAAGGTAAGACGGGATTTACTAGCGATATTACTATCATTGTAGACATTGTTACAAAAAATGCTAACTTTGGTTTTAAGAGGGCGGAAACTATTAGTAATTTAGTTCTTACTGCGATAAATTCGGACACTCAAATAACGCTACCTAGCGGTTGGGATTCTTCGAGTTTAAGCGTAGGAAATATAAGAAATCTAGACGGATTAAATCCTATAGATAATGTTTTCCGAGTTCTTATAACATATAACATAACAATAACTCAAAATTAAAATTAAACAAAATGGCAGAAACAAAAGTAAGCGGTAGAGACTATATCCTACTTGCAGACATAGACAACGACGGAACCTTTAAGCCGGTAGCGTGCTTAACTTCTAACTCTTTAACTTCAACGTTAGGAACTATCGACGCTACTTCTAAGTGCGGCGATCAATACACGCCTAGCCCTTCTTTTAACCAATCTTTCGAGTGTGAAGGTTTCGCTATTGACGAAACAGGTACTCCTTCAAAAGATAGCTACCAACAGTTATACGCTGCGCACGCTGCTAAGACTTTGTTTGCTATTAAAATGGGTAAAGCGACTCCAACTGCGGGCGATATTACTTACGGAGGCGTTGGTTCTTTGGTATTTATTAGTAACTTTAACGTTAACGCTGCAGATAAGGACGACGTTAAGTTTACTGCAACTTTTGTAGTAAGCGTACCTCCTATCGCACAAACTGAAACAGTTTAACTTAAAAACAATTTATGTTTGAATTAAAAGTAAAAGATAAGACTATCCCCCTTCAATGGGGGACTTGGTCTATGCACGAGTTCACTAAAGAAAAGAATTTAACTATACAAGAGTTTTTCCAAGTTCTTAGCAATTCTCAAATAGACCTAGGCAATATCGTTAGTTTTATTTTTATCGGTTATAAACACGCTGCCTTAGTTAATAAGGTAGAGTTAGAATATACCGAATTCGACGTTTTCGAATGGCTAGACGAAATGGGCGGAATGTTAGACGTTAACGGGCAGGTAATGGAATATACTAAGTATATTATTTCAAGAACTACCGCTATCGTATCTAAAAAAATGGTAGAGGGCGAAAAAAAAAAGGGTAAATAGTCTTACTTGGGACGATACCTTGGTTAAGGCTGCGGAATGTGGGTTAAAGCCTAGCGAATTTTGGGAAATGACTTGGAAAGATTTTTCTATTATCGTAATGGGTAAGGAACGATCCGAGTTAAACGAATGGTCCCGAACTAGACAGTTAGCCTATGTAATGTACCTAAGTAATACTGCGGAGCAGCACCCTAAGCCTTTAAAATCATTTTGGCCAATTCCGGAACTAGACGACGAAGACGAAGACGAAGAAAAAATTTATATAACGGACGAACAGTTAAAGAACACTCTTAAACTGTACGGAGTAAATTAATAAGGAAATGGCAGAAAGTACAGGGGATCCCCAATTAGAAGTAAAAATAGGAGGAGACATAACCCAACTCCAAGCCTCCATAATTGCGGCCGAAAATGAATTAAGGGGATTCCAAGCGGAAATAAAAAAGACTACCGATACAGGTAGAATCGCAGAATTATCTAAGAGTATAGAAGTTACCCAACAAAGGATCGCAGGGATGCGTCAAGAAATGGGTAAAAGCGCCGGAGCGTCTAACCAAGCTATTAACGCTTTAGGTAACGTCTCTAGAGTAGCGCAGGATGCTTCTTATGGTTTTATGGGTATAGCCAATAACTTAAACCCTTTATTCGAGTCCTTTCAAAGATTACAAGTTAGTTCGGGCGGTACGGGTAACGCACTTAAGCAAATGGGTTCCGCGTTAACAGGGCCGGCGGGTATTGGTCTAGCCATTGGCGTAGTATCTTCTTTAATAATTTCTTTTGGGGATGAATTAACCGATTTCGCTAATAACAAATTAAGCGGAGTAACGGAAGCTATGAAGTTAGAGGCCGGAGTATTTAAAGAGGCCCAACAAGGCTACGTTAAGGCTACGGAAGATATTAACCAACTTAACCAAGCGCACGACGACTATACTAACGGTATTATTAGTAAGGAGCAGTTCTTAAAGAAATTTAACAGTACTTTAGGAGACACAATCCAAAAAACCGACGATCTAGCTACTGCGGAGAAATTCTTAGCAGACGGGGCCGAGCAATATATCCAAATGATGTATTACAAGGCGGTAGCTACCGAGGCGCTTAATCAAGCTGCTAAAAAACAAATTCAAGCTTTACAAGAAGAAAACGCGCCTTTACAACCTACTTTAGTAGAAAGGGCAGTTAGCTTTTTAGCCCCTGCAGGAAGTGCAAGCGCAGAAGAAAGAGCCGCACAATCAAGAAAAGAAAGAATAGACGATCTAGGGAACGACGCTTATATCTTAAAAAATATAGCAGAAAACTATAAAACCCTAGGCGATAACATACAGTACAATTTAACGAGAATATTTGGCGCTCCTGCGGGTAATAAGGGGAAGGAAACTGATCCTATGAAGGAGTATCTAGCCGAGCAAAAGTACGAGTTACAAAGACAGTTAACGGACATAGAAAATCAAAGAAAAAAGTTTGCTAAGCTTGATCTTAGGCCTATGCTTACTGTATTCGATCCGGAGGGAGACAAAGAAGCAGAAAAAAGAAAACGATACTTTGATAAATTATATAAAGAGAATTTAGAGCAATCTAATAAAACAGGGTTAGGCGATTTCTTACAAAAGGATTCTCAAAAGAGAATAGAGGCTTACAAAATAGAAGAAAAGCAATTAAAGGAACTTAGAGAAAGCCAAGAAGATTTCGCTAATTCAGTAGCAGACTTTGGGGCTAACGCTTTTAGGACCTTATTTACTACTTTAGAAAATGGAGGAGACGTTCTAGAAAGCCTTAGTAATATGTTTAAGCAGTTAGCTATAGATATAGCTGCGGCGGCAATTAGAGCAGCAATTTTCCAAGCTATTATGGCTGCGGTAGATGCGGCTTCCGGAGGCGGAGCAAGTGCGGCCAAGGGCGGCGGAAGTATCTTAAAATCTATATTTGGTTTTGCAGACGGAGGTATCGTAACTAAACCTACTTTAGGCCTTATAGGCGAAGCAGGACAAAACGAGGCTATTATCCCTCTTAGCAAATTAAATAGTTTTATGAAGACCTCTTTTAGTGCGGGCGCTATGTCGGGTAATGGCGTAGGAAACGGAGGGGGCGGAGTAGCGGTATTAAGAGGACAAGACTTGCTAGTAGCAATCAATAGAACGCAAAGGGCTTCTGCGCTTAAAGGACAAAATATAAGTTTATTATAATGGCATACGGACTAAAATATACTATAAGTCAAATCTTAAGGGACGAGACTATTTTAAAGGTAGAAATATTAGAAAAGGATTACATAGGGGCGGTTAAGACATACGACGCGATAAATATTAACTTAGAGTCTAACTCTAGCGGAGACGAGCCTTTACCTTCTATTATTTCTTCGCAGCTAAACGTATCGTTTATAATATCGGACGCAGACGCGGCGTCTACCTTCCCCGATCTATTAAGTTTCGACGATCGTAAATACTTTGTTAAATTTTATAACGGGGCTACCTTTTTATGGTGCGGCTTCTTATTTAACGACTACGTTTCTTTGCCTTTTACTACAGGATTCGTTCAAGTAGACATAGTAGCGATAGACGGACTTTCTTTGTTAGAATATAGCCAATTTAATTTTATAGAAAATGAAAGCGTAAATAGCCTAGTTAGGTTAATAGACGTAATCGCCCAATGTATAAATATTATAGACTATCCCGATCCTATTAGTATGATTACTTCTTGTTCTTACTATGCGGAGGGGATGTTTGATCGTTCGGACGCTTCGGGAGACGAGCCTCTTTCTCAAAGTTATATCTATAGAAGAGACCTACAGGGTAAAACCTATTATGAGGTCCTAGAAAATATAGTTACTTCCTTTGGATGTAGGTTATTTCAATCGGACGGCCAATGGCAATTTTTAGCTATTAACGAAATGGCCCAATCTACCGCTAGGTATTATACGCAGTATTTTTTATACCCTACGGTTTCGATAGGGGCTTCGGGAACTTTAGACGAGGCGGTAAATATTGCCCCTTATGCAGAAGGGAACGTTCACTTTATAAATAACTCGCAAGATAAAGTAGTTAGAAAAGGATACCCTAAGCTAATTCATAATTACAATTTTGAATATCCGGATAATTATATACATAACGGGACATTAAAAGGAGTTTACGATCAAGGTCTTTTAACTAACCTTCCTTACGGTTGGTATTATTTCCAATCTACTACTAGCCCTATTTCGGGCGACGTAGTTACTGTAGTTCCGAACTCTAATTTTAACGAAATAGAATTAAGCGCGATAGGAGGTTTTGGGAAAACGGCTTATTTACAAAATATTCCTACCCCGCCTTTTCAGCCTTACTATTATACTCCTTATATGGTAGCGCCTAGCTTTACGTTCTCTTTTGAACATAAAATGTTAGCGGATTTTGGTAAAGTAGAAATAGCTTGTATTGTTGGCGCTACTACTTATTACTATAACGAGACTAACAATACTTGGGGAACTACGCAACGATATGTAACCTATGAAGCAGCGCCGGAAATATTTTTAGGGATAGCTTGGAGTTCGTTTAGTATTAACGTTAGTATGAGTTACCCTGCGATTCCGTTTTCTTTTGGTCAAAATTGGGGAGGCTATAT